TATTGGAAATCCTTGAGCAATACGATTCTTCTGATTGGACTATTGAATCTGTCGCTGGTTGCACCAACGAAGCCTGCATTGCCAAAGCTGACGCAGCAGAGCGGGAGGGTAAACTGTGACGAAAAGGATTGAACAACGCCACGAAGATCCTGAAGTCCAAAGGGCCTTCGAGATTTACGATGACCTTTATTCTCTTTACACTCGCAAAAGCGAAAACCATCGGAAAGGCGCAAGCCATTTCGATTACGAAAACCTAACCAGGGCTTGGAACAATTATCTAAAACTGCGCAAAGAAAGGGAGGGAAAGTAATGGCAACAATTGTTGATTGGCAAATCCGTGAATTGTGTCGCTCGTCAGGCTTGGTGGAACCCTATGACCCCGATTATCTAAACCCTGCATCAATAGATGTAACTCTTGGAGATCAGATCAAAGTAGAGACTGACAATGGTGGTTTTACGGACTTTTCTATCAAAGGCACAACTTTCTGGATGCCTCCAGGATCCTTCGTTTTGGCTCACACAACGGAATTCTTACGGATACCCTCTAATTTTGAGTGCATCTTTCAGCTTAAGTCATCCCGTGGTCGAGAAGGCTATGAACATGCCTTGGCTGGATACATTGATGCAGGATTTCATGGAAGAGTTACCCTTGAGCTGTCCAATCTGCGGCGCTTTAAAGAGTTACCGTTACGAGCTGGGATGCGAATTGGGCAATTGCGTTTCTGCAAATTAGATGAGATTCCGATGAGACCTTACCACCTTACAGGTAGGTATCACAATGCCCAAACAGTTGAAGAATCCAAAGGTTAATCACGTTGTCTCCAATCATCACTTCTTTCCTGTTTAAACCATGATGCAATTTCATCAACAGAATCAAACCCTCTAACATGATTGCTTGGGTCTGGGTCTCCTAGTCCCATGTCACATAGAAATTCGTCTAACCCCCTATCAACTAGGGGGTTGTTCTTTTTTAAGGCTTTCCTCCTTGCTGATTCAAGCATGTTTCTTGCGCTAGTGTTTGCTTTGCTTAGTTTTTCTGCCCATATCATGTCCGCTAGTTGGACTTCCTGACTTTCGGTAATTAATTTGCATATATACTCCAATTTCAACCTGTATTTTGTGCTTAACATTTACATATTTTCCGTTAGTTCAACTAGAATGCCAACTGGCATCCTATTTAGAAGGGTAGAGCGTGAAGCTGCCTTTTTAAATTGTCTTGGCGGCGAACGCCATTATCGCAGCGATTGCCATGTCTACTGGAATCAGTCATCCGATCAACGATCCATCCCTGGTTTCTTATCATCGTCCAGAACTGGTCAAGATTCTTCCGCAATTAGAGCAAGCAAAAGATTGCTGGCATCTTTTAAACACGGATGGACTAGGTTCAGCTAAAAGCAAGTATTTACATAGAGAGCCTGCAGAGCCAGCACCTGCTTATCAGGCAAGATTAGAGCGATCAACTTATGCCCCTATTTTTAGAGATAGCATCAGGGCTTATGCAGGTCTACTGAGCCGATTCCAGGTCATGGATGCTCCTTCGAGCATGATTGAAAATGATGATAATGTAGATCTTCAGGGATCTAGTATGCAGTCATTCATGACACAAGTAGACGAATTAACTTTACGGGATGGCGGTTCATTTGTGATGATCGACATCATGCCTGATAATGGTGTCGAGAACTTTTTTGACCAGATGGCTGATGGCAGGCATCCTTATTTGATTTGTGTCAACAGAAGCGATGTCATTAACTGGAATGTAAGTTATGACAGAGGTGTTGAGACTGTTGAACAGGTTACCGTTCGTCAGCTCAGGAGTATGCCCGATCCAGAAGGAGCCTTTGGCAGCAAGATTGAGCCAATTTATTACGTTTTGACCCCTGGAAAAGTTGAGACATATAAGGTGGTTAGGTCTGATGCTAGGCGTTGGACTAATCAAAAGATCGAAGAGATCTCTGTTTCTTTGCCCATCGTTCCTCTGATTTGGTATGGAGCAACAACATCGCGATTCGCTCAAGGAGATTTGCCGATGGCAGGATTGGCCGATCTCAGTATTCAGCATTTCCAGATGCGCTCTGATTTGGCTGAGTTGTTACATAAGTGTGCAATGCCAGTACCTGTACGAAAAGGTGCGCCATTGGGTGTGGATGGCAATCCACTTCCGCTAGTCATGGGTCCGAATACGGCGGTTGACCTAAGTTCAGAAGGTGGTGAATTTAAATTTGCAGAGCCTTCTGGGCAAAGTCTTCAGCGCCACCAGGCTGAGATCCAGCACGTCGAAGAATTGATGGATCGATCTAGTCTTAATTTCTTATATGGTGCAAATGTTGCGACTGCAACTGAAGCAAGCCTGAAAGCTAGTCAGATAGCATCGAGTGTCTCGGCACTGGTTCGTAATAAGATCGCAATGTTTAATGTTGTTATGCGAGTCTGGGCATGGTTTGCCGGCGAGCAAGATCAAATTACAGATGAGTCTGGACTTGCTATCAATGACTCATTGATGAATCGCCCCTTAGAGGCGAGCGAAATAGCTCAACTGGTCAACTTGTACAACAACGAGCTAATGTCTCGCCAAACCGTACTAGACGAACTGCAGCGTGGTGGTGTTCTCGATCCTGATTTGATCATTGAAGAAGAGATCGACAGGATCAAGGAAGGTCATAATGAGACCCAGGACCAGATGATGGCTGATGCAGAAAAAGAGCTTAAGCAAGATCTTACAAGGGCTGAAGAATTTCAGAAAGTAGCGCCACCAGAGTCACAGACAGAATCTGAAAAGACAATTAAACCCACTAAAACCGAACAAGAAAAGGTGAAAATGGCTGCAGAACAAGCCAAATAATTTATACACTTAAGTAACGGCAGATACAAGGTGACTATTCTAGCCCGCTTTACATTCAAGGATGACTTTGCTTCTGATTTTCTCTTTGAAGAGCAGAAGGTAACTCAGCTCGACTTCGATCGCATTGAAGAAGTTATCGAGTACACGAAAGCTTTTGAAGATGCTTTAGAGGACGTGACTGTTTTGTATGACGGCACGACTTACTCAGCTTCAGATTTTAAACTTATGGAGGCCAAGAACATCGACATCTGAGAGAACTGATGTCACCAATGACACTGACCGTGGCGGTTAAGGTTGCCATGTGCCCTAAGATGATGGAATTGTTTTTCTCCTTAAGTGACCTGCTGACACCTCTGTCTCCAGTGCTTACTCACGACAATGACTCCAGGGATTACATCACTTACTTCCTGAGTGTTGATTTCGGTAGATACGACACTGAGGGAGACCAGTACATTGCGGATCTATTAAGGTGTAATGCATCCGACATTATGACGACCTATCCTTTAGCAGTACCTACCTGAAAATGTGAAGGAAACAGGAAGCATCATCACTTCCCCTGGAGGCTCTTTCAACTATGTCATCAAAGGTCCTGTTTGCATTCTGTTTGATAGAAACGAGTTGCCGTGGCCGTCTTGCTCATTAAACTGGAAAGGAAAACAACCCTCTTGGAACCGTGTTGGTAAAAGGTTTGTTCCAGACCTGGCGGCATCAAGGTGTCATGCTTATTCGGTTTATGGATCTGATCTGTGGGGCAACTCCTGGGAGCAGGTTTTGATTATTTACAACTATCGACTGAGCACTGAAGAAAAGATGTGGTGGTATTTCAAAGGCCCATCGAGCAAGGCACCTCCCGAACTACCATGAGCAAACAATCCGAGAGTGACAAGTTTTTGCGCGGCATCAACTGGGATGCTATTTTCCTTAGGAGGCCAGACCTGTCGCCTCCTGGCTACAAGGAGACAGTGCAGGCGATGTATCCCGATAAGAACCCAGTCCAGGACAAGGATTTGCGCTAGCAGTTCCTTGTGCTATGCTCGTACTGGGGATACCCAATTACCAGGTGTTAAACCATGAAAAACCAACTAAATAAAAAGTTTGGACGGAGTAACCGCCAATCTAATATGTTCAGCCTTAAAATGCTTAAGGAATATCTTGCAAATGGAGATGTTCCTGACTGCTATGAAAAAGATGTCTCTGTACATGTTGAATGGAAAGACGACGGTACAAAGGTCTTTCAAATCATTGATTTCGGTCAACCTATCTTTGAATTAGCCGAAACGTCTTTAACCATTAACGCGGGTGCCCGGTTCGATGACCAGGGCCGTCCATTCAATTGCACGATGGAGCGTTTGAATGGATTACTTGATGCGGCAGGGGTTTATGAGTTAATTCCCGAAGGTGTCAGGATGTTCTTCGCCAAGGAAGACAAGCATTCCCCTTGCAATATCGGATCAAAAGCTCCTGTTGAGAAGCATGTGCCTTGCTGGCAAGAATCCAGGAAGGTAGTCATTGATCGCGATCCTAATGTTCTGGTTTTCTTAGAGCCAGTCGCTTGACATTAGGGTTACCCGACCTAGCATGATACGGGAAACCCAAGTCGTACCAAGACTTCTCAAGCAATTTGTTGGTAACTTAAAATAGTTAAGTTATTTAACATGCTGGGTTTCCCTTCTTATCTGAACACTTTTGATTTGTTCATGAATCACTCAACTTGGTCTCCAGTCTTTGTTGTCTCAGACTCTGAACACGAAAAACTTATTAAGCGCAGGGATGCAATCCACATCAAAGCTTTGGAAAGACGCAAAGCAAAAGCTGAAGAAGAAATTAAGCTTATTGAGTCGGAGCTTGCTTCACTGGCTTCGTAGCGGTAATATAACGATAAGCGTTGGATGACGTTTATTCGTCATTGCAGTTCGTTCCATGCCAAGCAACGGGGGCGTGGGCACTGTTCAACCGTGGAGCAAAACCATGAACTTCTTGAATGTCATTCGAGACAGTCAAGTTAAGCGGAATCGCTTATCTGATGCTCAGTTCCTGATGGCTAAAGCCTATAGGGGAATTGATTACAGCAAAGTTGAAGCCCGTAATCCAACTGGTAATTATCAGTTGATGTATCGAGGCAGCAAGCACATTGCATCTCGTTGATCTTATTTTACAAGGCCCCGCAAGGGGTCTTTTTTTTTATACTGAGGCAAACTATGTCAATCGTTAGTAAAAGATGATTGATGAAAACCAGCCATGGACTACTCAACTAGGTCTCCTGGTTCAAAAACTATGTAATGTGAAGGCTCCACCTTCTTATATTGATCGCTACCAGATGGAACTGATCCATGCGATTCAATGTGTAAAATTCGTGAGAACCTGCTATAACAAGCCGTCTTATATCAAGAAGTAATTTGTTATACTGAACTAGATGCTTTAGTTTGATGTCTCATAAGGACCCAGAGAAGAAAAGGGCTTCTGACGCTAGGGACAAGTCTAAACAATACGCTAAAAGAAGTACTTTAAAATTCTCTTTGGTCCAACAACTAGGAGGCAGGTGTTTACGATGCGGAGAAGATAATCCACTCCTTTTGGATTTTCACCACAAAGATTCATCAACCAAAGAAGGTGGTATTGGTCGAATGCTGCAATTTACTAGCAAGTATGAGGAAGCGAAAAAAGAAGCTCAAAAATGCGTCTTACTTTGCTCCAATTGTCACCGAAAAGAACATCACGAACTTTCATGGCTTATGAATTTCCCAGGCTCTAACTTGTATATCTGCCCTTGGGAACATGGTGTCATTAGTAAAAAGAAAACGGAAGCTCAAAAAGAACGCGAGATGGAAAAGTTTATTGATACACAATTAAATCATCCAGCACCGTACTTGACATGAAAAACGCTAGGCACTACCAGTTAAAAATGGCAAAGTGGCTTATTAAAGCTCAAGAGGCTTTAACGCATAAAGAAGCATTAAAAGCTCTTAAGAAATTCAAGAAGCATCAGACCTCCTATTCAGAATGCTATGATCAGGAGGCACAGACGCAAGGCGAACGCCATGACGATGCTAGCGACCAGGAAAACAAAAAGGATTGAGGACTATCATCCCACTACTATTAGGAGCTGGACTGATGTACTCAACGAAGTTGATAAGTTTTGCCTGAAATGTCAGCCCAATAAGGGCGAAAGGCTGGAATCAATCGGCTCAATCTTCTTTCCGTACAATTCATGTACGGATGTAGTTGTCGAAGCTAGGATTTCTCAAATCATAAAAGCAGACAGGTCTTATGGGCCTAGGGTTCTTTTCTATGTCCAGGGCCGACGTGTAAGCAAAGATTATATCGTTTCACTGCTTGCATAATATTTACTTATCACCTATTGCATTGGCCCCGCTTTGGGGCCATAATATAGGAGTCAACGGGCATGACCCCCATGTGCATCAAAGAAGAAGACTTTGAGCTTGCTGAAAACTACGCAAGAGTCAAAGATTTCCTAGAGGACAATTACGGTCCCTGGGATCCATCCAGCCTACAGGAGGCTGTCGAAAGCATTCTCTACAGCTTGGAAGGCATCGACGAAATCCTAGACAATCCAGACCAGTACCCGGAGTATTTCCAATGAGCTACAAACTTCTCGCACTTCAAGAAGATCTTTTCTTTGCCAAACTAAAAATGAACCTTGACAGGTTTGTCTATCTTTCTTTTGGTAAAAAAGCCGCTTGGATTGGTCTTCCTTACGGCAAGTGTTATTACTTTTCCTTTAATGTTGCTCCTGATGAGCCATCTGAGATCGTTCTTTGGGAGTGGAAGGGATTTACTCTCACTCGTTTAGCAACTGATGCTGAACAGGATGAGTGGTATGAAAACTATGGCCCTGAGCCAGAGCCGGATTACGACCCTGTGACCTTGATTGAGATGCATGAGGCATCAAGGTATCAGCAACAAAATCTTAACGATCCAATGCGCTATCCGCTCTGATCAGTGTTATAGTATGACCAAGGGGGAGCCCCATCCTCCCCCCTCTTAAACCTCAGGACCTGATCCTATGAACGCTTCTTACACAATCACCAAACTTGAAACAGGGCTTTGGGCTCTGAAGATTGGTCATGAAATTGTTGGTTCCATTGCCACGCTTGATGGTGATGGAGCCATCAATCAAAACCACACTCGCGCTTACCAGGCAACTCTTAACGGACTTTCAACCCAAGGCACACTGGCTCAATGCAAAAAATGGGCTAACTTCTGGCTTGCACAACTGGCCAGGTGAGCTAAAATCTAATTCAGGAGGTTCATCCCATGACTGTACCACGCAATCCAAACGCTAATGTTTGGAAAAAGATTCGATCAATCATCGAAGATCAAAAGTTTCAACTGGTTTCAGTAACTTTCCACAAAGTTACAACAGGAGAAGAGCGACTGATGCAGTTTCAACCTGCAAAAGTTGTTCCCTCTGAAGGGATTCAACAAAACCCAAACAGAAACCCTGATCTCATCAAAGTTGTTCAACAGAACAAGAGGGGAGAGAAGGGCAAACCAGCAAAGGAACAGGTTCGTTCCTTTTATTGTTCTACGGTCTCCAAGATCGTAGCTGACGGCAAAACCTACACTTTTGAACTCAAATGAAGTGCCAAGACTGCAGCTATTGGCTCAACCTGAATCCCAAGAAAAAAGGTATCACTTTTGGTGAATGCAGGAAACATGCACCTGCACCTTCCAACATGGTGCCAAACGTTCTTTGGCCACGTACTTCCTCTGAAGCCTGGTGTGGAGATTACAAAAAGAATGGTTAAAGGTAGAACTTGGATTGTCTCACGTCGATCAAACAAAACAGGCCGAAAAAGGATTGAAATGATGGCAGAAACTCAAAACCATTTGTATGCCAGGAAACTGGCTAATTGGTGGGCAGATCAGGACCCAAATTGCTTCTATTACATAACAGAAGCAAAAACAAAGTTCTATGCACCCAGAGAAGATCTGGAAGCACTTGGGTTACCAGCTACTCTTGACTGGGACTTAATCTGTCCAGAAATCTGGGAAGACACAAAGGTATCATGAGCTTCCCGCCCCTTTAGCTCTCTGGTGAAAGCACTCTGCTCATAACAGAAGAAAGGTCAGTTCGATCCTGACAAGGGGCACTAAGCGAACATGGTGGAATCGGTAGACACACCAGACTTAAAATCTGTTGCCTTCAAGGCGTGAGGGTTCAAGTCCCTCTGTTCGCATTTCCTTTTAAGGAATTTCCAAAACCAAATGCCGACCAAGAGCCAAAAGACTCGACTTATTCGACAAGCCGAGGAAGAGAATCGTGAGATATTGGTAAGCCCCAGAGGGGCCATGTATTACCTCTCAGAAGAAGGGGAAAAGGTCTACTTGATAGAGCAGTACCCCAAGAAGGCTAAAGCCGTCTTCAAGCCCCGTAGAGGGGCCTTTGCGCGATCCTTAGCTAGTCAGATTGACCCCGAAGGTCAGAACTTCAATCTGGTATCCGATGAACTTAAGTGATCTGGGTTTGCTGATCTTGCTACTTTCCCCAGGGATGTTTTTGTCGGTAATTTTATTCTTTACCTTTGCTAAAGGTGGGTAACAGTATTGTTACTGAGCCTGTCAAGCTAATTAGTCTTTCTAAACTAAGTAAGAACATCTCACAAAGGTTTCTAACTTGAGCTTGTCGATTCCATTCCTGTTCCTGGTGGTCTTTACTGACTGCTTCGTGCTCGCTTTAGGGGTTCGGTAATCTCCTAATTGAATAGCAGATCAATTCAAAGTGCATGATTTCCTGACTGCATACATGCCTCTCATAGGCTCAAGCCTTACAGGCATCTTGTTAATTGTCATATTCATCGCACTACAAAAAATGACATCTTGAACTTAAATCACCATGGCTTTTCAATCAGACTTCTTTGAAGATCTCGGCAAGGTACATCCAAACGATTACCACAACATCGCCTGGCAACACGCTGACCAGTTCAACGAAGAAGATCGCTCAGCGCTTGTAGCAGACTTCGTATCAGCTTTACTCCAGGGATATTGCAATCCTTTGTTGAAAGAAGATATTCCAAAAGAGAAAATCTACATGGCTGCCGTCTATACAACAGAATTATTTATTGCTGCATTCCATCAACTTTACAGCGATTGTGAAGGCCGATCAGCTAAAGTTGAAGAGCTTAATAAACTATTAAAACTCTAACAATTGTCAGCAAACAATAACATACAGGAAGACTACACTAAAGTTAATGCTATTCTAATTAACTTTAAGTCCTGGTTCCTCAATTAAAATGAAAGTAAAATACCTTGAGGAACCTTGGTACAACAAAGAACAACGAAGATATTTATTTTATGAATGCTTGAAGTTGGCTAAAAAAGGCCACATTTATCAGGCTTCCAAATTGTACAACTCTATTTATCCATCATGACGAAGTCCGATGTCCATGTAATCATGGAAAACGTCACAGAAGAAGAAATCATTGAACTTAATAAAGACCTACCAACTGATGTCCATTTGATCGAATATTATCGCAATCAGGAACTGCACCTGGATGCTGTACGGGCATATAAAATGGTTGATATCTTTGATTGTTATTATGACAAGCTAAACCAAGAAGCAATTGATCTTGATACGACCTTTGAAATTAAATCCATCAAATCAGGATACGGTAACATTAAACCGAAGTTATTTGTTGGTTGATCATGGTCACCTTTTCCCGCGAAGATTACTTGACAATTTATTTCTTGCTGTTATCAATTGATCAGGAATTCCCTCTAAGCAAAAAAGAGAAAGCCCTGATGGCTCGTATTGAACGCATCCTGAAATAATTTTTTTTATTCTTTTTTTTCTTTTTTTTCTTTTTTCCAGTTATATAATCGTCACAACCCAATCCCAAAATCGCAATCGTAATCCCAAAATCGCAATTCATAATCCCAGAATCGCAATCGTAGAATCCCATTTCTGCAATTGTAAATCCCATTTCTGCAATCCAAAATCCCAAAATCGCAATCGTAAATCCCATTTCTGAAATTATACTATATGTATAAGACATATAATAAGACTTTATTAAAACATATATAAAAACTAAATCAAAGACTGTTGCAGTTTTGTTTTAGATACGTTTTCAGATCATTACCTATTCTTGATACGAATTCGTATCGCATTATCTCTCTGATATTAGTTGTTATTGATCGGTTGTTTTGTGTTTGGTTTAACTGGGAAGTTGCTTGCAGTTATAGTGTCAAGGTTTGTTAAGAAATTGAAATGTGGGGAAAAGTCAGTAAATCCTGACAAAACTTAACATAAATTCGTAACATTTGTAACACAAATCACCGCTGAAAACCCTGATCAGCACTGCTTATGTTGCAATATGTGACAAAAAAAGGTCTTGGTGCGCGTTTCGTGATAGTGATCTGGGAGGTGGGAGGGAAAATAAATGACCCTCATTCTCAATAGTCCAGTAGTACAAGTGTACTACCCTTATTGATAACGATTCTCATTATCAAATAGTACAGATGTACTACTCAACAATTGAGGCAAATTGTCTCCTTAAATGTTATTTAGTCTAAAACAGTTAGCTATATCTTAGGCACAAAATAAGGGGCTCTGATTGAGAACCCCTTAGGTTATGCGTAAGGGTAAAGAATAGGGGCCAGATTGGCCCCAGTTAGTAATCAATACTTTCTAAAGCAAGCAATACTGCTCCGCATCTCTCGCGCCTGCTTTTCTAGTTCGTAGGCTTTTTGCTCGATTGCGATCACATTCTCATAGGTAAATTGTGGACGTTTCCGGCATTCACCTAACTCTATAAGCGTGCCGTTATCATCACGCTTGCCGAGATATAGCGTCTCTTTAGTGTATCCTACTTCTTGCACAAAATAGCTTAGCTCCGCTGTAATCCAGCTAACCTCAGATCTTATGATTAGTCTCCAAGGGTGAGAGATATTGTGGTTATTCTCGTAAGCTTCAATTTCTTTCTGAAGCTTAGCGATTAAGCCGCCGTAGCCGCTAGTTTTCCACACCTTCTTACCCTGATAGGGAGAAAGAATTCTGATTAGAAGACCTTCTACTACGTTTGCTTTGAGGCTGACGATATTGCGGCAGTTAACCGCAGCGCGTGAAATGGTCATGGGATCGTGTCCGGTAGTGGTGAGCGGGGCAGTTGCCTGCCCCTTGATCAAATTATATCAGCTCAAGGCCAAGCCAGCGACGCACCTTGTTAATTCTCTTAAACATTGCCTCGGCTCCGTATTTGTCAAAGTATCTGGCCTGATGGCTGCTACCGGAGCGCGGCGCTGCCCAGTGATACAAGGCCATGGCTTGGTTTCGGTGGTTGCCTTGCAGGCCGTGCTCGTTGATATCGTTAAGAGACCAAGTGAGATAAGCGCGTTGCCTGTCGGTTGCGGGTTTGAACATTTTCTTAGGTGTGAAATTTAATTATTTTTATTTTTATTTTTATTTTTCCTGCCGATTGCTTCTGAGAGGCCCCTAGAAGCCCCTGGAAGGGGCCTTAGGGTCAGTTTAGGTGTCAGAGGTCATAAAGAGCCTTCAAGGCCAGCCACAGCTCCTTCTGGGGGCCAGTGGACAATTCTTCCCACATTTCTTCCGTGCAGTCGTTGAGCCAGAACGCTTCAAATCTTCTGGCTACATCTTGGCTGGCATAGACCAGTCTGGTCAGCTCTTCGTGTTGTTTGATGAATTCGTCGAGGATCATGGGATCGAGTCCGGTAGGTGTGCTGCGGTTGTTTTCGCTTCCGCCCCTTAAGCATACACCATCAGGGGACGGGGTGCGAGCTTGTTATATATATACATATTCTTCAATATGTATATATATAACAATTATATATAATAATATATAATAATATATAATTATATATATTTATATATATTTATATATATACATATTCTTCAATATGTATATATATAAATCTTAACGTTGCAAATCTTAACACTGCAAATTGCCACAATTCGTAATGTTACAGTTTGTTACAAGGGGTTGACTTGGTGCGCGTGACGTGATAGTGGACGGGAGGGTGGGTGGAATCGCAAACTTGGTAATGATAATCATTCTCAAAGTAGTACATTTGTACTATCGGTGATAATGAGAATCGTTTTCAATAAGCATGAGAATGAGAATCGCTCTCAATAAGGCGGTAGTACATTTGTACTACAAAAAGTAACAAAAAAGGCCCCAGGATTAGGGGCCAGTTGATGTTACTTTTATGGTCAATCTTCGCAAACAATCTCATCGCCTGCCAGGTCGTAAGGATCACCTCCGACCCAATCTACATATTTAAATGATGGACAAACTGCCCAATTTTTATGTTCGATAAAATTATCAAGCGCAAACTGTGCGAACTTCATTGCACCTTTGTTAGTGTTAAATTCACCTAGACAGTAGTTCAATGTCTGAGAATCCGTCTCGTGAATTGTCTTTACTTCAACAAATAACATGCCCAAACGTCTTAAAACGTCTGAAACATGAAACGCAACCTGATAGCTATATTTGTCGTCATCTTCTACTGTAACTGTTTGAGTGTAGATGTAGCCTAGTTCGGGAAAGTTTGCCCATTGAGTGGTTTGATCCCACTGCAGTTGATGGCTTGAAAGTGTTGCAGTCATGGTGAAAAAAGTTTTTTTTGAATAGATTGCCGATTTTTTATTTTATTTTTTTTAATTTTCGTAATCCTCGTCGATTTGAGATAGGAAGTCGTAGAAATCTGCGGTCCACATGTCAATTGAAAGATTCAAACTAAAAAGGTTGAATGCGAACGGGACGGCGATCATAAAGCGGCTCATGGCAATTTTTTTTTTGATTGGTTGACTATTTTTTTTTATTTTTTATATCTTGACGACTGGATCAAACGAACGTGAATACGTAACCTCTCTCGGTGCTGTTGTAACCTGTAAGTTTGAATGACTGGCAGCTATCGCCCAGATAGGAACGAATGAAAGAGAAAGCAGCCAGCAAGTGATTCTCCCCCGTGTTGTAGGCGTGATCGTAGGGGATAGAAACAGCCTTTGCAGAATGGCCGGTAAGCTTGGCCTTTACTCTGCCTTCATTGTAAGTGGTCTCTACCATCCAAGCCCAGCCAGGCGTCATTTTCATAATCTCTTTCACATTCAGAGTGGTAAGAGGCAGGCTGTTAGGAACTTTTGGGCAAGCAGTTGAGGCGAATTGAACAGTCATGGGATCGAGTCCAGATAAGGTTTGCAGTGTGCGAAAGGCGTTGTTCCTTCCACTTCCATAATCTACAGGCTATCGGTTCTGATTGCAAGCGCTGTTACGATTGTTCATAATCACAAGATGTTACAGTCCTGGAAACTGTCACAGATTGTAACATTTCAGTGTGTTTCGATTTGTTGCAAGTGCTGGTCTTCGGTGCGTTTGCCGTGATAGTGGATGGGAGGGAGGGCGGTAGTACAAATGTACTACTGGTGAGAATGATAACCATTCTCAAAATAGTACAAATGTACTATCGGTGATAATGATTCTCATTCTCAATAAGGGTAGTACAGGTGTACTACTGGTGATATTGAGAATCATTTGCAATAAGCTTAAATATAAAGAATGCCCGGAAATTTCCGGGCAATTGTTGTTAGTTAAGGCTGTCAAACTTGCAGCCATAAGTTGCATTGGGGCTGGCACAATTGCCGCCGGTAAGCTTCACTAACTCCCGGCAATGATGGGCGCTTCCGTTGTCACATTGCGCGCCGAAATAATCGGCTAATCTTGAATCATTAGTGGCGATAATTGAACCAAATGCAAACACTGGAATCGACGTGATTGCAAGAGCTGTTGAGAAGTCAATCATTTTTTTTGGCAGAGTTATTGTAACTTTTTTTTTTTTTTTTGGGGGGGGAGGCTACAGCCTCCCCTTGATTGTCACTTGATAATTGGAAGAAATACAGCCTCGATTGCGTTGTCTAATGTTCTCTCAGTGGCTCTTAAAAGCTTGCCAAGATCTTGCCAGGCCAGAACAGTTTCAGTCCAAATATCTTTGGCTGTGTTCTTTGCGGCAGCCAATGTGATTCTCTCGCGAGACATTGAGCGGGTTAATGCTTCCCGAGTGTAAGCATTCAGAGCGTATTGAGTCTCAAGCTGTGCCTCAAGTTCTGCGATGCGAGCACGGCTAGCCTCCCAGATTTGTTGCTTGCTGCGGTGAGGGGCTTGAGTGTTGTTGAAGTTCATTATGGGATCAGGTCCTGTGAATGATTGAAGTGTGGAATTGTCTTCCACTCCTTCAATATACAGACAAATCAGCCAGCCTGCCGCATAGGCCGGATTTTGTACACACTTGTTCACAATACGGATGAATCGTGTCGTGACCTGCTGCCAGCCACGCGCAGGCAGGGCCCCAGCCTTGATTGTCAAGAATTGTTGCGCGTATATTTTTTTGGCCCGCCGTTATGATAGTGATTTTTGGTGTAGTACAGGTGTACTCTCAGACGATTCTCAGACAACTCTCAGACAACTCTCAGACAATTCTCAGACAATTCTCAGATTAGAATTTCCTGAGAGTTTCCTGAGTTTTTCCTGAGAATTTCCTGAGAAGCTCTCACCAAACTCTCACCAAACTCTCACAAAACTCTCAGATTAGAATTTCCTGAGAATCTCCTGAGAATCTCATGAGAGTCTCATGAGAAGCTCTCACCAAACTCTCAGACAATTCTCACCCCCCTCTCACCCAATTCTCAGATTAAGCTGTGCAGGCTCCCCCCTCAGGAAATCTGTAGAAAAAACGTAAACAGGCCATCAGTAAAAATACCTAGTTAACATGAGTGAGATGTTTTTGGGGTTCCCACGGGAATTATAGCGTGCGATGGGTCAAAGTCGATATGATGCGTTGCGGGATTTGGAGTACATCAGGGAAGCAAAGGAGCGAGCGATGATGGCTTATATGGAGGGTACTGGTGTTACGGGGTTAACGGTATTAGAGAGAAGCTTTTATAAGGCGTATGCGAGTCGCGTTATGCCAATGACTTTGAATCAAATCAGGCCAATGACTTCATCCAATCACGTTCAGCGGGTTCAAGGAGATAGATAAGGCGATTCATGGTTATTTTAGCTTGTTCTTCAGAGAACAGGTGATAGATACGTGCTAACAATTGAATTGTGGCTTCTTTTTGCTTACAACGTACGGCTAATAATAAGGCGAAGGAATATTTGAGTACTGTTTTGGAGTCAACTGGAGGTAAGGAGTCCTTCATATTGACTGATGGCATACTAAAATGATTTAGTAGTGTGCCAATCATGGCTTTAGATATCAGTGGAAACTGGGAATCTGGGGATGATTTGCGTGTCATAGAGGTATTGGGGTTACCATTTGGTTCATTTACATTAGATTGTACACAAAATTGCTGTAATCAACTAGAGGATATCAGTGCGGATGCTGTTTTAAAGGTTAAAGGGTATTTAACTGATTGGGAGACGGCTAGGACTGCGATGGAGACGCAGAATTTAGCTGATACTGAGGGTAAGACATTAGTTAAGGCTGATGTATTGGAGTGGGAGAGGGATCCTAGTGGTCAGATGTCTGGCCCTAGCAGTGAAATGGAGTATAACAAGATGAAAGTAGCTGAATACTTTGCATTTTGCAGTTGTATGGGTGGATTACAGGGTAATTCAATGCATCAGACACCTCTAATTCGCTCCTAGGAGGGCTTTTAAGGGGTCTTTAATCTAATCTAGGTTATCTTATGTCTAATGAAGAGAAGAAGCCAACAGAAGGGATTCTGGATGGCATTAACATGAAGGTCAGTAATGTATGGTGTAAGGGATGTAATGATTATAGGCCAGTTAATAGTAACTTTGCTAAGTATCTAACAAATGGTATTGAGCAATGTTCTTTATGTCGGGATAAATCACTGGAAAACTAGATCTAACTAGAGGATATTAATGCCTTCTCCGTTGGCTCCATACATTAACGGGCGGTTACTTGTTCCTGGGCAGGGTACGGTAACGAATGTTGATGGCCGATGGGTGAGGGCTCCTGGAAATGATTACCTGGTCAAGTTATTTATCAAGCGGGCGCAATATTCCGGGGTATCCTCTGGTTCTAAGGCTATTCCTTTACAGAGTGAGCTTGGTGGGCAGATGATGCCTGGTGCATCAGGTGATCAGTTCTATTACAGGGGATATGCATTGGAGTGGGCTTCAGTGGCCTCTGGGTGGGATTTAGAAACATCTGACGAGACACCATTGACATTTGTGCAGGTAACAACACAATATCCATGGTTATCTACGGGTACTGCGTGTCAATTCAGGTTTGGCGATGATCCGATTATGTTTGAAGCGAAGATACAGCGTTCTAGCGGTATCTTTGGTGGTGAAGGCATTGATTCTATTATTTACTCTGAGATTGGTGGGGTAGAGATACAGATTACTGGCGGCGAATTGCAGAACTAATCATGAGCTCTAATCCGTTTAAATCTTTTAAAATTCCAAATGATGGACCGATTAAGAATATAAGAGGTTATGTATCGAGACCTAAGATTACAATCGATCAATCAGAAATAACGATAAAAGATAAGAAGTATAGAAAGTTGGCAGAGAGTAGGATTCGTGCTGAATTTATCAAGACTTGGGAGAAAGCCGCTGAAGAAACAGATGAAAGACTGAAAGAATGGCTTAATAAATCAATGGAGGAACAGATTTGGAATTGGCCAAGAGGTACATTTAGGGAAGGAGGAGGTGGATATATATCTCCGGGACTGCGGGATATTGTTGACACAGGAGAGCTTCAAAACAGCTTAAGAATAAAAGCAGAGTCTTTGGCAACACGAAGAAATACAATAATAGAATATTCATCGAGCTATGCTAGCTACGTACATAATGGTGCATATATTTATCCTTACGGTAATAAAAATGCCCAAAGAGTTTACACTCCTGGCAGGCCCTGGATTTTTTATGCCATAGTTGGAATGGATTCCATTGCCGACAATGAGAATGGACCGTACATTACGGAATTAAAGAATAGGCTTACTCAGCGACTTGAGAAGTGGTAATTGCTTAGGCATAATAATTCAGTTTTTTTGTGTAAGTGTGGCTAAAACTAAAAATTTCCCTTTCCTGCTTGCACCAAGGCTAAAGCCAGTGCCTTGCGTAGTAGGCGATCCAGAGGGTCAGACCTTGATCATAGAGAGAAGGGGTTATTTAACTGTTGCTGAGAAGTCTTTTGTTACGATGGCACTTAACGGCGAAGAGGCTATTGGTGGAGTTCGTCGCCTTGCTGTTAAGATTGCAAGGGAAACTGGCAAGTCCCAAGCAGAAGTTCTTGAAGACTTAAGTGGTGATGTTTCAAAGCTTAAATATATTGAACCGTATGTAGATGAATTGGACGAGTGTTATACACAAATGAGTGTTTACCAGCACAAGATGATGATTGTAACCGCTACTGCTTTAATTACCAACAGGCTTGATGCTGAATGGACTGTAGAAGATACGATGTCAAAACTTGATCCCGAAATCTTAAAAGGATTGCAGGATCTTTATACTGATGAAGAAGCTAAGAATATTGAGGCTCTCAAGGAAGAATACAGTTTAAAAGACGATGAAAACGCAAAAAAGAATCAAAACATGCCCAAGGAAGAAGCCAAGGATTAGATGCTTTTGACTGGCAAAAAGCTTTTTGGGTCTTAAAGAAAGGTTATCCAGGTGATGTAGATTTTTCTGCGGATAGGTATGGTACTCAACCGTATCATTATATCATTATTGCCTTGGATCAACTAAAGAAAAGCCAATCTGAAGAGCGCTATTATAATGAGATACCGACAGCTCAGGTCTGTAGCATTCTAGCAAATCAAAACAGGAATCCGAAAAAGAAATCAAAGCCCTTTAGTTTTAAAGATTTTTGTTTTTTCAAACCAACTCAAGATAAGGACTTGCCAAAAGCACGTTATGGTTCCGCTGCAATGGTCCTTATACAAAAGGGTCTATACCCTTCCTGGGCAATGTTTTGCATCCCAGAGCTAAGGGAATCAGCAATCAATGATTACATACCTCTAGAGCTAGCTCTGATATCAGAAGACGCAATTCTATTGCATCCAGTAGAAACCGAAACCGGATACACAGGGTTTCTAATTGCCAGAGAGTCTGCCTCTAGGCAATCAAGGGTTTTCTTGAAGGATGACGGGACAGAAGTAAGGCTTAAGGTCCCTTATATTGAAACAAAAATTGTTGCTCAAGAAGGTGTTATTCTGTCCCCGTAGGCCAGGTCCCTAAAATTCTATTAGCATATTCATCGACAATTTTAGAGTCTTCCTCGTCATAATGACTGAAATTAGAAAGCCCACCTGATAGCCATTGACGAATCCTCCATTCAGACTCAATAGCGTAAAACTCTTGTGTTCTGAACCAATCAACCCAATCTTGGCTTGACTTTGATTGATTACATTCGGCGCAAGCTGGGATACAATTTGTTGTCCGATCTTCTCCGCCACGACTTTTAGGTCTGACGTGATCTACAGTTAGTGATTCATCAGCGATTGGCGGCTTACCGCAATAAGCACAGCGATTATTCCAAGCATCTTTAATGCTTTGCCGCCATTGTTGCCGGGCTTCTCGCCTCGTTAGGGCTGTCATGTTAAATAAATAATCTGAAATCCTCTCGTAAACGGGGAGGTGATCCTGCAAGGAATGCATATTCAGATTATTGTGAAGACAAATCCGTTGTGGAAATTATGCGGGTTCGGCCTCATCTTGCCTCCGGTTTGTCTTGATCTCAGGATACCGAGCGGAATACTAAAAACGATACATTTTTGGGGCTATGGCTCAACAATTTCCAACCTCAGCCCAAGTTATTTACGATGCCATAGTTGCAGATGCGGGATTATTTCCATTAATAGGTACTTATGAATTTGAAGGCACTCCAGGAGTTCTGCCATCGATTTCAATTGTAAGTCCAGGGCAAGATTTGCCAGCAACAAAGAAAGTTGAAGGATTAGAAGTCATTTGTCATGATGTGGGGTTTAGCTATCCTATGAATTACTTATCAAAAGAAGTACCTTATATCATTACTGATTTTCCAGTTTATGTAATGGGATGGGAGCCTTCGACTGGCCAGCATTTGCAGGATTTTATCGATTTAATGATGCAAAAATTCCAAGGTTCTTACACTGAATTTGTAACAACAACTCCAGATGGTTTGACCGCTTATACGCAAGCGAAAATTATCATCAAGTCAAATATGCCTTACGATGCATTGGCTTAAAAAATTGATGATTTAGGAAGCATAGATTAACGGGCCGAGAAGGTCCGAGTACCTTCCTGCGGGCTTAGCCCGTTTTTCATCAATGGCAAACTTTTCGGCGGCCTTCGGGTACGATCTGTACATTATTCCTTTGCTTGCTACATCTGTAGACGTTACTTTTGCAGGAGTGACCGGTGGTGTAGGTGCAGGCGCTACTAACTTCATTGATACCACTACGACTGTTGCGGCAAACGAAAAAGTTGGTTATGCCGCTGGCGTGTTCTCATTGGGTGCAACTCCAGTTGCGGAGCCTACTGATGGCACCATGAAGCCAGTCCGTCTTTCTGGTCTGACCAGCGCTTCTCTTGAGACCGACACTGGCTCTGAAGACATCTACACCTATGACGATGAGACCGCCGGATTCAACCAGGCTGTTGCAACTACCAAGTCATGGTCGATGAGTCTGGCTGGTGTCGCTGACTTCAAAGATGCTGGCTACCAGATCCTGCGCTTAACTGAGCAGAATACTGTTGCTGATTCGCTTCGTATAAAGGTTGGCCGTGTTGGTCCTACTGGCACTATTGAGCAAATCTATGGATACGGCACTCTGATGGGTTATACCGAATCCAACGAAGTGTCTTCCATCGTTAGCTGGGAAGCTACTATTATGGGCTATGGCAAGTATGTTGCCGAGCTGGATGAGAACGCTGGTAATTAGCTGATTGGGGGTATCGCTACAACGGATACGTACAATACTACGACTCCGTTTACCGTTACCGACTCTTCAGGTATTGCTGTTACTCTCTCTGGCGGCTCTGGTGCTTCTGCCGATGCCGAAGTTACTACTGTTGCAGGCAACCTTACTGCGGTTGCAATCACTGTTGCAGGTACAAACTACCAAGTGGGAGACATTATTACCGTCAACGAAGATGCCGGTTCCGGCGTTGCTACTTTCCGAGTCGCAACTGTCGTGTAATTCCTGTAACCGATACTTACAGGTCACTGAATTTACAACTCAGTCACAAGGCCCCGAAAGGGGCTTTTTTAATGGAAGCCTAGCCTAGATTTTGTTGATGTATCGTGGCTGAGATCAGGTTTACCGTTGGGACCGATACTGATAAGGCAATAACTGATCTGGAGAAATATTTTGATGCTGTAAGTAAAGGTAGCGCGAAAGTTGCTGATGTGCTAGAAAAAAATCTTGCGAAAAAGATGACGCAAGAATTTCAAATAAAAATGCAGGGAGGGAAACTTGTTAAAGAAGAGATAGGTTCTTTAGGTAAACAGGCTGACAGATTTTCGGCGGCGCAAAGTGCTCTTAATGGTGAACTAGGAAAAACTGCTAGTGCATTAAGGAGACAGCTTGAAGCGTTAAAGGCTGTAAGGGATACGACGAAAAAATATCAGGACAATACGAAAAAATTAAATAAAGATTGGGTGCAGGTCAATGAAACCATCGACAAAGTAGCAAAAAACCTTAAAGACATTAATAAAACAGAGTTGGGTGTTGGTGGCGAGGGCTTGGTAGCTCGTTTGACTAAAGCAAACCTGTTAGCGAATGCTTTGCAGGGTGCATTTAACAGGTTGGCTTCTGGAATTAGCAACGCCATCCAGACCGGCTTGGAATTTGAGGTATTGAATCTTTCTCTCGAAGCTTTTGCTGGTAGCGCAGAAGCCGCTGAAGGTGCGATGATAAGCTTTCAACAAACCGCCATTAAAACACCTTTAAACTTAGAGCAGGTTGCAAAAGGTGGTCAAGTGTTACTTGCCTTTGGATTGAACGCAAGTGAAGCCGCTGAAGCTGTTGACAAACTTGCTATCATCGCTGGCGCTACCGGCAGTGACTTGAATAATCTTTCTAGGAACTTGGGTCAGATCCAATCTCAGGGTCGTGCATTTACTAGAGACCTAAACCAATTCGCTGTTGCGGGTATTCCTATTTTCCAAGAACTTGCAAAAGTAATGGGCGTAAGCGTTGCTGAAGTAAGAGCATTAGCAACTGAGGGATCAGTTGGCTTCAAAGAAGTCAGTGAAGCCATTACAAATATGACAAGAGAAGGTAGTGCCTTCAATGAAATCGGAGAAAGGATGCAACAGACATGGATTGGAAAGCTCGAAAAGCTTGCAAGTGATTTTCAATTACTTGCAGGGGAAGTAGCAAAAAATTCTAAGGCTATTGACGCAGCATTTGGGTCTCCCGTGCAGAACACGTTAAATATATTTAGTGCTATTGTTCGTACAGTGTCAAACAATATAGAAGGTATAACGAATACCTTGAAAGTGCTTGGTCCTGTAATCGTAACAATTCTTGGCTATTTAACTTTCTTAAATCTAGGCAACATCGTTGCAGGGATTGGTGCTATTATAGGGCAACTTGGCTTGTTGATTGCTGCGCTTGCAAAGACCGCAGTTGGACTGACAGTAGTAAACGCCTTGATGGGACCGTATGGATGGGCAAATATCCTAATTGCTGGAGCCACCGCAACAGCGGTAGGCATTAAAGCTTTCCAGAATCTAAATAGTGAAATGAAAGAATTCAAACTAACTGCTCAAGAAGCGAATGAGCAATTAAGAATAATCAACGGAGAGCTAGAAGCAACTGAGATGACTTCGTACGGAAAATCGTTAAACGCTACAAGGGCAAACCTCGAAAAATATGCCAATGAAATGGAAAGGCTTAAGAATATCATAAAACAAAAGAATGAGCAAGGAATGAATGCTGCGGCAGAGAAGAAAGCGCTAGAAAATGCAGAGTTACTCTATAACTCGGCCCTTGAAAAGCAAGCAGAGATTCTAGATAGAATTGAGAAGGCGCAAGGAAAGAACGCTAAACAAATACAGCAAGATTTATTAAATCAACAAAACCAAATCCAAGCTCTTAACACAGACCTGCTAGAACAGGTAAGGAAAAGAGACGAACTTAAGAAAACGTATGACGAAGAAAAGAAAAAGCTTAGCGAGCTAAAACAATTAGCCTCTGATTATTACAGAAAGCAAATTTCTGATATTAATGATTTAATAAGCAATCAGAAGCAAAGAATCCAAGATGAAAAAGCAAGTTATCAGACTGCGATGAATGCAGTTAAAAATAGGTATGACGCTGAGAAGAGGCAGTTGGACGAAATATATGATAAAGCTATAAGAAATAATAACGCTCAAATTCAGGCTCTTCAAGCTCGAACACCTGCGGAGCAAAAGTTATATGATATGGAGAAAGAATCACTTAAAGAAAGACTCAAGAGTAAAGATCTTACTGAGAAAGAAACATTAGAGCTTGAAGCAAAGCTCGAAAGAATGAATCGTCAGGAGAAGATAGAGAAACTACAAGCCAGAAACCAAGAACTAAGTATTGAAAAAGCTGAGAGAGAGAGGAGATTAGCGGAAGAAAGACGGATTGAAGAAGAGAGATTAGCGAAATTACGGGATGAAAATCTGCAAAAATTAACAACTGTCCTGGACAGACTTAATGAAAAACTGGGAGGAATAGAACAAGACCAAGAAGACTTCAATACTGCAATTAAAAATTCGGAAGAACCTCTTAGACAACAACTTACAAATTTGGGCTTGGTCAAGAATGCAGTTTTTGAGCAAATTGGAGTCATTGAGTTAGCTCAAGACTCATATGAGGTAGCCGCAGGCAAGGTGGAAATTATAGAAGATGCTTTATTTAATGCCACACAACAAGCTGAAGGCTTAATCATAAAGCTTGGTGAAGCTATAGCACTAAATAATGAATTAAATAAGAAAAAGGCAAAAGAGGAAGGGGACCCGTTAAATAAAGAAGCTAACCTAAAAGCCATTAGTAAGGAAGCAGAAAAAGTTACAAAACCTGGGAACATTTTTATACCTTTCGGAGAAACTCTTAGTTATCTTGAAAGAGCCGTCCAAAAATTTCTTACGCCCCCCGCACCTCGCTTTGCTGGCGGCCCAGTTTCAGGTGGTAGCGCCTACACTGTAAACGAGCTTGGAAAAGAAGCATTCCTTTCTGCCGCAGGGAAATTAAGTATGATTAATGCACCTTCTTTTGGTAAGTGGAGAGCACCATCTAGCGGTACTATTATTCCAGCACATTTAACCAAAAAACTTGACATACCAACCGGAGGCATTGATTTAAACATCAATGCTGGTCAAGCAAGTCGAAGAGTTGGTCCAAGCCCAATGATGGGCTTACTGGCGAGACTTCAAGGCTCTGATAACATTCAGAACAATGTCACTGTTCAATCGATGAACCCCACAAAGACCGCTAGCGATATGCTGGTACAGCTTACCAAGCTTCGCCGTCGTCGGATGTATTGATAGGAATCCTTTGCTGTTGAAAGGAAAACTATGTTTCAATTTGGGACAGTAGAGGATAATGCAAAAACTTATCTCGATGTTGCTTTAAGTCAGCAAGGGTTAATTCTGCCAGATGTTCCTGCAGAAGAGTATCATACTTTAACGGGCAAAGAGTTAAAAGGGTCTTTGGCTTATCTTTGGATGGCTATAAGGGCAGCTACGAAAGCTGATGCCACTGACGAAGTCATTGAGCTATTACTTAGTTACTACGATAAAGTTTTTGAACGAATCTTAGAAGACGATGAGTCTTTTCGATCAATTGTCTGTACTGGGATTCATCAGCCTATAAATGGACTTAGTGAAAAATACAGAAACATAGCGGGTTGTAATGCTTGATTCGGCAAACTAGCTCTAGTTAGGTCGTCCCAATGGCAAGTATCGGAGTATCATTCACTCCCGACTCGGGGTCGCCAGTTTACAGCTTCGTATTTAGAAATTTTGGCGGTAATGAAATGCCGCGCACCTATACAGGGACAGCAAGTTTTAGTCAATCTTCAACTGGTACTACCATTCTGGGTGGACCTGCTTTTGTTCAGAAAAGAATTTGGGCAATCTCCTCTTTGATTGATACCGCTGAGGCTGAGCAATTTGATGTAATGTTTCAAGCTTGGGATGCTGATAGGGCAAATGGTTTGCCTGTCGCTTGTGGGGTAACTGATGATACTTTTGGTGCAACAGTAAACGCAAATGCCATCTTCTCTACACCGCCTTCTTATACAAGGGCTGGCCCTAAGTACACAATCGTATCATTTGGCTTAACTGAGGTTTGATCGCATGTCGTATCTTGTTAACCAGTCCAGGGTTCATAGCCTGACAATTAATGGCACAGATTATACAGATGCATTGATTGAGTGGACTGCATCTGATTCTTCTGCAAATAAGCAAGGACTGATTACAACTCAAGGGCAGTTGACCTTGGGCTATTATTCTGGTGGACCTAGCGTATCCGATTATGATCGGAACGATTTTCTAAGGGGGCATGAAGTCATCTTAACGATGACAACTCCCAATAGCACCACCTACAGGCACCCTCGCGGTTTACTGTATGTTGTTTCTACAAATTACGACATTGAGTCTTATACGCTGATTGTTACGCTTGGCTGTAAAATAGCGCTAGCAAAGCTTACTGACGACAACACCAATCTTCTGCCTTTAGCTCCCATCCCGCTAGAATCGACTCAAGAAGAGATCTCCAATATTGATGCTTCTTTCGCTCAGGCTGGTAAATATCTTTATCAAGACAACACAGGGGCACTTGTCTCTGGTCTATTCTTTGATGGCGACAGTTACACAGGAACAGCTACTGGGAGCTGGACATCCATTCTTGGCGTTACAGCTATTTCATCTAGTATGCTAGCCGCTGGTAGTCCTGTTCCTGACAACATCAAGTTAACATATCAAGTTCCAGAAAATGTAATTGGCTCTGATCAACTGGGTCGAGTAGATACCACTGAAACGACTTCGTATTATTTCCTGGATTATCCTGCCGTTATTTTTACAAGAACAAATACAGACGCAAGTGCAGCAAACCCAAACGGAACCATTGGAAATAATACAGAACTAAATCAAGATACTCAAGCCGCAGGTAACGCCGCGAATCCCTGCGGTAATGCACAGGACCAAAGTGGAGATGAAAGCGGCGCATGTAGCGATGCGTATGAATTAACGCAACAGCCTATAATCGTGCCAGCTAAAAGAATTGAACTTCAAAAAAGTTATTACAGCGGTCCTGGTGCTCAACAATCTCTTAGCACGAGCGAAATAAGGGGGCCAGAACTTGAAGCGAATCAGTCGTACTTTGCTGATCGATATGCTTTTTGTGCTGGAACTTTCTTGACGGCTTGTAATCGCATTAACTGCGAACTGAAGGGCCTAGACAATATACTCCTCTCCAAAAGATCTTCAAGAAATATTTTTGGTGAAGCGGGAGAAGTTGTTAGGCAGGTTGACGAGAATTATTCCCATTCATATACCATCGCACAAGCAGAAGATTGGCGTTCAGGGACCACTGATAAAGGCATTCCTAAAGATTTCACTTACTTGCCAAGTTTCCTGTTTAGGGACACCGTAACAGTAACCGATTACTACAAAGAAGGTAATGCAAACGTACAGGATGCGACTACCTGGACAACAATAGCAGCAAGAGGGGCTCCTGGGCTTATATTTAAAGGAGCATCCGATCTTGATGCTTACCGAGGCATCAAAACAAGAGTAGTTCGCAAGTCTTCTACGACTGCAACTACTGAATTAGCACCTGATATTGCCAATTCACCAAACACGCAGACGATTGAACAAGAGACAGAGATACCCTTATTTACAGGACGTTATGTAACCCCTCCAACGGAGTCAGGTCCATACGTACTAGAAGAATCAATGCCTCTTCCCTTGCTTTATTCTACACAAGCCGAGATCGACGACGCATTAGGAGTCTACAGTAACTATTTAGAACGCTTCGTCAAGGGTGATGCCTTTGGTCTCCAGATTACTGAAGGTCTTCGCGAGGATATTGGACAGAATTGGCATCCAGGGATGCCATTTAGATTTTATGATCCTAAGGAAGGTAAGATCTTAGCGATGAGAATGGATGCCGTTCAATGGGGTGTTACTCCAGAAGAGAGTGCATTGGTTACGAATGGTATTTGGATAGGTGATTCAAACGGCTCTATTGCTGTTCCAGATAACGTGCTTGGCAATAGCACTATTGATATTACCGTTGCCGGAACAGATCCAACAAGCACCGATCCTACCGGTAGCACGACTGGACCAAGTAACCCACCAGGTACTGTTAATTATCCAAGTGTTACGGGCGAGACTAGCGTAGATAGCGGCAGCTTTGCCTTTGTTGTCCAGGTAAACTTCTCAGTTCAGAGTAGCTTGTTTACCTACTCAGAGAATGGAGTAAGGAATATATGGGATGAAGATGGAGAAGCCCCGATAAAGACAACGTTCGTCGTCTATTGTCAAGGCTTAGAGGCTACGACGGGATCACTTCTTTCACCGAATGGAGATGGAAGCATTCCGTTCGAGAATAATGGTTCTTTGGTAACCGCTGGTGGAACAGTTGTTGATCCTGATTTGTTTGATCCGTTAGTCCCATAGGAAAGCTATAGCGATTAAAGCATTAACCGATGACGATTCCAGCGGCGGTTTCTCCTACGGAACTAACCAATCAGATGACGGATCGGTTCGTCGATCAATACTTTGAAGCAAGGCTGATTGACGCAACAGGAACGACCTATACTCCTGGAATAACCAATGATGCAACGTTTCTTGGGTTTGAGGTGGTTGCGGGTACAGCAGGCTACAAGCGACAGGTTGTAAAATACATTGGAGCCGATGTTTTGGCTTATAGCGATGATGGTGTGCCACTATCACGCAAGGCAACGCTGTTTGCTCATGACGGAGGTGGAACTGCCCTTGATTTTAGTCATGTTGCATTGGTCTGGAGTACTGGCAATGCATTGACGCTAGGAGCGGTCACAACGGCCCCTTCGGCGGGTGTGGATGGTACGTATACGAATATTCCAATCGACAGCACTACAGGCTCAGGAGTAGGCCTTACAGTAGACCTGACGATTCAAAACAGTGGCGCTGCTACAACGGACTATATCTTAACCATTAATAACTATGGATACAACTATGCTGCTTCAGATACCGTGCAGATCAATGATGGGACCCTGGCTGGACTAGGTGCAATCGTCGGCGGTGCCGGAAATCTGATCTTTACTGTTGCCACAGTTAATTCGCCAACAAATGCTGGCGATCTACTTTCTGTGGCCGAGACGAATGGAAGCGTATCTCTAACATCAGGCAATGAAGCAGTATTCTATTGGGATCTTAAACTATTTGGATATAATGCTTAAGAACAATGCCTGCTTCTGAACCTTCTAACTACGACCAGCTAGGCGCAGCTATTAAAAGAGGCCAAGCTGGCGGGAACTACCGTACTTATGCCGGGGAAGAAACCGGGTCCTTGGTTCAAAGATTACAAAGCATGTCCAATGCTGAGAGGATTATTGACGTAGAAAGACTTAGTGAAGGATTCGAAATTAAAGGCGACTTTGAAGGGTGCGTCAGTGGGCAGTGGAAAAGAATAGGTGATGATGGATCTGGCATTGTTTCCTATAAAAACAAAGAATACACAACAGAGGTGATTGGCTTCGTTTCTGCTCCTTCAGATCTTAGGGTTCAGCTCTGTTATGCGCAAGGCAAGTACTTTAGTTCTTTCTAAAAATGACTATTAACCGAACACAACTTGGCGCTACTTCAATTACTGAAAACTTTGATGTTGCTATTGAGTTTTTAGCGCAGCGACCTGTAACTAACCAGTACCAAACAACTCCTGATACTCCTAATAAGCTAGTAGGGTATTACGATAGCGTGACAGATTATGTCGAGCTATACGTCGTAGACAAATCTGGCTATCGGTACTTAAGGGTGGGCTAATGGCTATCAATAGCGGCAGGCTTGTTGTTGATCCTGTTACCGAAACCACAAGAGCTAAACTCCGTAATACAATTTTACGGGTTAGCAACACAAGACCTCCCGCTGCGAGTGTTTATGTTGATCCAGTTGAAGGTTTAACAGCAGTAACTCAAAGCCCTTTATATAAAGGCCAGATTCAGCTTTTTCAAGATACAGCTACTGATAGAAATATTTTACTGGTTGTAGTTGAATTTTCTACTCCTAACCCTTCCGGTGGTCCTGACACCGTTGAGCTTATTTGGAAAGAAGTAAGAACAACTTGGTACTATTCCGATGCTTTGACTGGCGAAGAGTTTAGAGCACTTTAATTTGGTAATCTAGTCAAGTTGATTTCCCTGGTAAATGGTCTGGGATAAGTGGGGAATCAGAAAAGAGGAATACGATAGGATCAAGAAATACAGAAGGACGAAAGAAAGCGAAGGTCTTTTTAACCGCACACCTAGCGCAGATACGTTATTCAAGGCAAATACGGATTCGCAATCTTGGAATAGTTTTTCTTTTACATCTGGAAACTTTGTTCCTTCTCCAGCAGATATCAAAGCGCAGCTCGACGAAGAGCAGACTGGGATTGGTAGTTGCATAAGCAATAAACAATGTCCAACAGGTTACGCCTGCATCGACGGTAAGTGTGTAAAAATTTACACGCGAGATAACACTACATGGGGAACATGCGGAGATGAACGCTTAGATTTTCCCTGTAAAGAGCGAGGGCCGAAAACCACAAATGAATGCAGTACCAGTCGTCCTGGTCCCGGAGATTGCCAAGATTCAGACTGTGGATCAGGGCCAAAATGTTGCAGACAGAATGCTGATGGCAGCGTCAGTTGTTACTGCGGTTCTTGCGAAGATGTTGAATCGGGAGTATGCAGTGTCTATTGTGACACTACTTTTAAACTATTCGGCACAGTTTCAGCGGGTTGTTCCAAATCTGGAGGAGTAGGTGTTTGTGGCGGAAATATATGCACCGAATGTTCTGAATGTGAAGTGGATGTTTTTGGAGGAGCCCCAAAATGTCAAAAATACGAACAGGGTAATCCTTCGGCTCCTTGCTGGTGCAATGAATGCAATAATCCATGTGAACGATGTCAGACCGATCCTAGCGCTTCTAATTTTAACAATTGCGTTTTTGATGCTACCAATTGTAACACCTGTTGTTCTGTAACTAATCCAGAATGCGAATGCGGATCACTTTTAGCACTTGGAGGGACTATTAGCGCTTGTACTCCATACTTGGGCCGACCATGCATGGATGTGCTATACGAAAAGATAGGAGCGTTATGCGCGGAGAAATGCGAAAAAGAACCTGATCCTTGCGCTGCGACGGGTAGCGATAAATACTGTGTAAATGGCAGTGCTCCTATTGATCCTGCGACTAACCCAGAGGGACCTGCTGGTTATACGTGCCCTTCAGGGCAGGTGTGTGAATACACTGGCTTTTTAGAGGGCGGAGGAAAAACTTGTTATTTATTCAAAACATGGACGCTGGATGAAATACCAAGCAAATGCGTGGAGACTGGCTGCAATTGCAATAACGATTGCGGCGATTGTAAAATCTGCAATGGAAACGGCGAGTGTGAGTCGGACCCAGCTTGCGCTAATGTTATCTGGGATCTTTGGTTTAGGTATAACGGAGATACCAAAAGCGGAAATGCTAACTGTGGAGTAGATGGCGATCAACCGCCAGGTGTATGGGAACGCCATAATCCTGCCGTTAGCGCATTTACTGAAGATATTGCCAGGTATGGGACGGAAACTTTTACAACTTATCATCAAGGATTGTTTCAAGATCCTGTTCTTGCCCCAGGCGCAAACCTTTGCGGTATTATCTGCCCTGGTTCTCTAACAACTGAATATTTGACGCTTGACGGTGCAACTCATCGTTTTACGGGCTATGCAGATGGTTGTCGGCGCGTAAGTGTTGGTAACAATAGTCTGGCATACGTAGGTTCATTTGAGTATGAATGGGTTCTAAGTGGTACTGGCCCGCCGTCGTAGGCAGACTAATCTGACAGAAGCTGAGCAATGGCAGTTTTTCCTGATCGTATTGTACTCAAAAACTCCACAGATAGCGATGCGTCTATTAGGACGCAGATTGGATCAGGCGGTACAGATGAAATAAATCAAGGAGAAGTTGTCGTTGGACTGGGCTCAAATTTTGCAACATTTTACACAAAAGATAACGCTAACAATATAGTCACTATTGGTTCGGCAACTCCTCCTATTGCCGATTTAGGAGATCTTCTTGATGTAGATGTTACCGGAGTAGCTAACAATGATATCCTTAGATATAACTCAACCTCCGGCGAATGGTCTCCATCTTATGAACTAGAAACCGTATGGTTTGCCGATGGCGATATTGCGTATGGCACAACAACTGGCACTCAGCGCTTGGGTATAGGCAATCTCAACGAGGTTCTGACCGTTACTGGATCACCCGCTTTGCCTTCGTGGCAGCCTCTGCCTTCTTCCAGTATTGATGATCTGACAGATGTAGATACAACTACATTAGCCCCAACGCTAGGGCAAGCGCTCGTGTGGGATAACACAAACTGGGTTCCTGGTACGGTTGCAACTCAAGGCGGTGGCGGTGGCTCAGGCACAGGAGCGCTTGAGTCGGCTATTGAGGTTCAAACCGCTAGTAGCGGCGTTGCTGAGTTTACTAACATTGGCGCATCTGGTATTTTTGCCAAGATAGAATCGAATCTAGATGCTTGGGTCGTTTTCTATCCTACTGCGGCGGCACGTACCGCTGACGCAAGTAGAGTCTTTGGTGTGGATCCCTTACCGGGCAGTGGAGTCTTGGCTGAGTTTTCTTTGACTGCCACAACAGAAGTTTTAGCAAGTCCAGGAACTACATATTTTAATGCAGACACAGTAGGAGAAGAGAAGATTTACGCTGCAGTTCGCACTACTGGTGGAATAGCCGTGAATGCTGCTGTGACGGTTACAGTGTATGCGCGAAAATCTCTAAATGGGTTTGGTACTAATAGAATTACTGATAGCGGAACTGCATCCGGTGGTACTTTAGATTTAACTGGCGTTGGTTTGGCCGGACAATTCATGACGGTCAGCTCCGACTTGGCGGCATGGGTCGTTGCCTACGGATCAAGTGCTGATAGAACTGCGGATGCGGCCAGAACGTTCGGGACTGATCCTTTGCCTGGCAGTGGCGTCCAGGCAGAGTTTTATGTCGGAGCTGGCGGGACTGTTTTAGGAACTCCAGGTGCTTTATATTTTAATAATGATACGGATCCGACTGAAGCGCTTTATTTAGCGGTCAGGGACCAGGCTGGGGCCAATGTGAACGCCACTGTTACTGTAGAGGCTTATGCAGAAACCAGTTTTACCGGTGTCTCTGGTGGAACTTTTGGTAGCGGTTAAAAAAAACGGATAAATTATACGACCTTCGTAGGCATCCTAATTTAGAAAAACAGGCGTTATGGCATTTGTACTGCAAAATACGATTAACGTAACTGACTCAGCTAGTTACCATTCCGCTATTGTTTACTTCTGGGACACTCTGGTTAATGGTAGTACTGGATGGACGGTAAGCGCTCATCCGGATGCAAGTGCTTTTAAAAGAAGGTTTACTTATCAATTTGCTGATAATATTTACGACCCAGGTAATACTTATACTGTATATAGTTGGTGTACTTGGGGTAGCACAACTCCTTCCAATAATACTAGTATATCTTGCTATGAGGACGCATTATATACATCGACCCCTGGGGACCAAGCTACGAACACCAACCATTCCGAGGTAATATCCCCGTCCGAAAGTGGAGCAGTTACATTTAATGGTAATCACAGATTCTGGAGAAGTGATCAAAACACTAGAGCTTTTCTTTGGACTGTAGGAAATAGACTTCAAACTTATTCTTATGGTCCATCCATTTGTTACGCAATAACGGACAGTGACTGGGCTGCAGGAAATTCACCGGGCGTACATAATGCTGCGACTTGGTATAGTCTATTCGGCAGTCAAACTGGCTATGACGTAACCATTGCAAATGGTCCAGTTGCCCCTGGTAGCACTACCAGCGAACAAACCACTACAATAGACTGGAGACCTTATCTTTGGGGGAACGATAATACTTACATGTGGTTTGATTACAATGCTACAGATACTACAATTACAGCTCCACTCCATGCCTCCTACGATGCCAGTGGTGCGGGTCAGCCAGCTATGACTGGTGCTACTACTGACATTACAGCTTGGTGGCCTCATAATGCTACGACAACTGCATTTGCACAACCGGCTAATGCACCTTTGAATAAAATACAAGCAAACAGTAATTGGTATCTTGGCAAGGGAAACCTGACTCAGCCTATGCTTATGTTTAATTTTGGTACAACCGAACCTGATTTTAGCTTCTAATACTTATGGCTTATCGTGATGTCGCTGTTACTGAACCGTGGGATACCCCTACGGTAAGTACTGTTTCGCAAGCGTCGCTTGTTTTTGACTTCGATTTTCTTACTGGAAATTATCGTGAAATTGACGCCAGCAGTGTTACGGGTGGTGGAATTAACACTGGTCCAGTAAGGCCAACATCCGGTTTTTTGTATCCCAGAGGAGACAGTTCAAGTGGCTGATTTAAACGCTCGTATTAAACCTAAAAAGAGCAGTACCGCTGGCGAGATCCCTCAGGCCTCTGATCTAGAGGTTGCTGAACTTGCTGTCAATACCGCTGACGGCAAGTTGTTCGTTAAGCATACAGACAATTCAATCAAGGAAATTAGCGGCTCCGGAGGTGGCGGCGGCGGTGGTACTGCAACTGTCATCGTTCCTTTCGGCCAAGGATATGTTGACAATATAAGTTCAGGAACAGGAACAGGTCTTACTTGGGGCGCTTGGAATTCAGGCAGTGGCAACATTGTCGTTACTTTCGATACTGCCCAACCAAATGCCGATTACAGTGTTATTACTGATAACGAAAGCGCTGACGATATCTATGTCTCTGTTTCTAGTAAAACCACTACAGGGTTTACTCTGTCAACTTACGATTTCAACGGTAACCCAACAAGCCCTGCGACTTACCCCTTCGTTTTTCAGGCTTACGCAAGTGACCCGACCGTAACTGTTGGCAATGCGTCGCTAGCCGGAGTAGTAATTGACGACTTAACCGATGTAGACACTTCTACCACAGCCCCTACCAATGGGCAGGTCCTAGAATGGAATGGCTCCAATTGGGTTCCCGCAACCCCCTCCGTCGGCGCGACGGCTATTAACGACTTAACCGATGTAGACACCTCTACGGTTGCCCCTAGTGATGGCCAGGTTCTGAGCTGGGACAACGCAAACAGTCAGTGGGAGCCTTCAGACCTTCAAGGAGGTGCGGTTAGAACAGCTCTAGGAATTGGCGAGTACGCAGATGATGCCGCTGCAGGTACTGGTGGAGTAGCTTCTGGAGCGTTATATTACAATACAACTTCTAGTGATTATCGCCTGAAGACCTGATAGGTATCCTAGCCCAGTTTTCACTTAGGGATGGACATTCGAGAAGAATTAAAGTCTGCAGGAGTCTATCCCACGGGACCCGTTTCCGCCTGGCCCGAAGAAAGGAATATAGAACTTCACGCATCGGCAACGAATAAGGAAGGCGCAAAAAGAGTAAACGCCTCTGTAGGCAAGATGGCTAGTGGCTTTATTAAAACCGCTGGTCAAGCAATTAGAAAGGGAGGCGTTGCCAAAGAGATTCGTGACGAAAGGTATGAGACATGCAAAGGTTGCGAATTCTTTGTAAAGGAATCAAAACGATGTTCTGAATGCGGATGTTTTATGGAAGCAAAGACTTGGGTTGGTGGCGACCCTAAAAAGCTCTGTCCTAAGAAAAAGTGGGTGCGTTGACATGGCATATCCGAATTCCCCTCAAGCTGGTCTCAAACAGGCAGACATGACCGACTGCAAAAAAAAGCAAAAGATTGTAGGTGGCCCTAACTCTGGGTATGCAATCGATCCAGATGAGCCGTGTCTTCCTGGCTATACGTGGAACCCAACCACTAGAACCTGTAGTTAATTTAAGTATAGGAATACTAGCGGCGTAATTCTCACAGGGGTGATCCCTGTTTTATATGACTGAAGAGAACACTGCTCCCGAGATGGAAGCCAACGAATCTTCATCATCTTCAAACGATGAGATGATTCCTCGTTCTAGCGTTGAAAATGCCCTTAGCGCACTTAAGAAAGAGCGCAGTACTCGAAAAGAACTTGAGCGTCAAGTTAAAGAAGTTCAATCTCAACTAGAGCGATTTGCTGGTAAGGATCCTGATGAATGGGACAAGATCCAGGCAGAGGCTGCAGAAACTGCACGTCAACGCCTGGAGATGAATGAACAGCGTCAACTGATTGAGGAGAAGTATGGCGCTCAAGCGGCTCAAGCCGCGAAAGAGGCAGAAGCTGCAAGGCTGGCGTTATCTGAATATCAGAAAAAGTACGCTCTAGAAAAAATCTTTTATAGCGCTGGCGGGCGAACTGACTCTGCAGATGGTGTCAGCTTTTTCGATATGATGGCTCAACAGATTGGTGGTAACTTCAGGCAAGAGCCTGATGGATCCTTGACTGTTGTTGATACCCAAGGAGATCCTGTACTTGATACAGAGTCAGGGAAAAGAGTCTCGCCCGAAGACTACTTGGCTACCTTTAAAGTTCATCCTATCTACGGTACATTCTTTAAAGGAGCAAAAGGTTCTGGTTCTGGTATTGGTTATGGCGGCACTGATGCAAATGGTGTCGTAACAGACGATTGGTCTAGCTTAAGTAGTACTGAAAAGTTCTTAAAAGCTTTTCCTGGCAACTGAAACCACAAGGGGCTCAGCCCCTTTTTTATTGGTTTGGAATAATACTTTTAGAGATACCCCGAAAGGATTTTCCGAGACGGAAGGTGCTGGAAGGGGTGTCAAGTTTATGTGGGCGAGAGGCTCAGCATAGACCACACTCCTTCAACCTTCTTTAATTACCTTATCATGGCACTTACTCTTCTGGAAGCCCAGAAGCACGCTCGCACCCCACAGGAGCTTGCTGTGGTGACTGAGCTTGCCGCTGGTCCCCTTCTTTCTACCCTTCCTTTCCGCAACATTGAAGGCAATGGCCTTTTCTGGAAGCGTGAAGAGAGCCTTCCCGATGTTGGCTTCCGCAACTATAACGGTAGCTTGGCTGAGAGCTATGGCGAAGTCAGTCAGCAATCTGAGAGCCTGAAGCTCTTTGGTGGTGACATCAAAGTTGATAAAGCCATCATCTCTCTGGAGGGCGCAGAAGCTCAGGCTTATCAGATCCAATCCCGCGTTCGCGCAATGCGTCTGGCTTGGGAAGCTCTGTTCATCAATGGTGACTCCAACCAGTCTCCTGCTGAATTCGATGGCCTTGCTGCTCGCATTCAGAATGGCTCTTCTCAGTACTTCGCTAACGGTGCAGGTGCTCTGAACCTGGACAAGCTTGACGAAGCTATTGATGCTGTCGATGCAAGCGGTGGTTCTAAGTACTTGGTGATGTCCAAGTCTGGCCGTCGTGCTCTGAGCAAGCTTGCTCGCGCTAACACTCAGATCGACATTGCTCGTAATGAGTTTGGCTATCAGCAACTGGTTTATCACGGAATCCCCGTGCTGGAAGTCGATCGCGACAACACCAACACTGCAATCCTGGATGGCACCCCAACCAACCAGGACATGTACGTTGTAGCATTTGGCCCTGAACTGCTTACCGGCATTCAGAACGGTGGCGTTGAAGTTCGTAGCCTTGGCGAATCCTTCACCCAGCCTCAAATGATCACTCGCGTTGAGTGGTATTGTGGTTTGGCCCTGGTGAATGGCCGTGCCGCTGCTCGTTTGGCTGGCTTTAATGCAACTGCCTGATTCATTTAATTGATCCGGCAATCAAGGCTCCTTCGGGGGCCTTTTTTATTAGGTATTCTAATTTGTAAGTCATAATCTCGCTGCAATCAGATTATTTGACTTTAATTCTTTATTCGGTAACAAATTATGGCTGCTCGTTCTTCGGGTTTATTCCCACGCGAAGGTTTTAACCTTGACGCTTCCTGCGAGATCACGGTTACTCCTACCGCCGCTGCAACTACTCTTGCAAATGCAAAAACCATTCGCGTTATTGTGATTGGTTTAGCTGGTGGTGATGCAACTGTGACTCTGGGTGGTGAGACCGTTACCATCGCTGTTGCTACTGACTTGGATCAAAACGGTGTGGGTATTGCTCACGTCCGTGGTGCTCTTTGCGATGCCGACAACAACGTGTCCTACAGCCTCAGCGCTGGTTCCGTTGCTGGTGTGTTCTATGAATTAGTTGACGGTCCCCGTCGCTGATTTTAAATAGGAGTTGAATCATGTCTCAACGCTCTACTGGTATCTTCCCACGCGAAGGTTATAACCTTGACGCAAGTCTGGAAGTTACCGCTGTTGATCTCGCAGGTGCTGCAGATCCCCGAAATGCAAAAACCATTCGTGTGGTTGTGCTTGGCGCACCTTATACCGCTCGTACTGGTACTACTTCCACTGATGCGACCCTTGTGATTGACATCGGTGGCGTAAACACCACTGTGCCTATCGATGGCATGGATGCTGGTCCTTATATCTATCATCAGCGTGGTGCTTTATGTTCTGACGGTAACGTTCAATACACTCTGACTCCAGGCTCGGATGGCGATGGTACTGCCGGTGCTTTCAACATTACTGGCGTATTCTATGAGCTGGTCGATGGCCCACGTCGGTAGTAACTGACAGCTTAATAGGCAATCTAAGGGGCATAACGCCCCTTTTTTTATGGCTTTATTGGAAAAACGCCCTACCTACTTCGTGAAAGATGGTGATCGCAGGGCTGCTTATTATACAATTACCGCCCGAGAATTAAAGGATCAAGGATATGTTGAAGAAGGTGAAAAAGCCGTTCCCGCAAATCTGGATAAGCCCCTGCCTGAAATTCCCGTTGTTGCAGGCGGCGATGCCTTCGAAGCCACAGAAGCGGAAGAAGAGGTAGAGGTTAAACCCGATATTCCCGCACCCCGAAGGTCTAGACGCAAGAGGAAAGATGATTAAGTAAAGGCACCCTATTGTGGGTGCTTTTTTCTTATGGAAATAACTTATCGAAATGGACCTCGTTATATCGACGGGGAAAACATTGATATTGACGTTAATGCAGAGCATCCGTCAGTTGTAGAAAGAGATGTTGCTGATCCTGTAACTGGTTTGCACGGGATAGGTTATCAACCTGGCCAGAAAAATTTAGACGGAAGCGACTTATGACTTCCAAAAAGGATTCCGAGAAAAAGCTAAAACAGACTGTCACTCTGTTTGCTTACCTTTCTTTCCTAGGAGGATTGCTGGTCTTTGGCGGTCTCTTTATTACGGTTCAAGAATCGGGAATACTAAATAAGTCACCTCATTTACCTTGCCAGAGTATATCATTGTTACGGTAATGGCAACTGTAATTGGTTGGGGTGGATTTACCTGGAGAAGGGCTGAAGCGGCTTTACGTTCAGCTCACGAAGCCGGAACTCAGGTCGATAGAGTTGAGTTAAAAATGGCTGAGAATTATCTAACAAGAAAAGAGTTTGACTTGTCAATGGACAGGATCTTTTCAACATTGGATCGGCTTGAGAAGAAATTAGACTTTCATTTGGCCGATCGAAACTCTGGCTCCCGCCAAAGAAATTCTTGTAATCTGGATGAATGCTAATGGCTGCGAAATCTAAATCAGCTAAATACTATGCCAGCAACCCAAAGGCTAGAGCAAAGAAGAAAAGGTATGATACTGCTTATCACTCAACACCTTCAAGGCGTAAATATCGCTCCGAACTGGGAAAAGCTAGGAGAAGGAGAGGCATTTATGGTAAGGGCGGTGGAGATCTTAGCCATACGAAATCTGGCAGCCTAGTAAGAGAGTCCCCGTCCAAAAACAGGGCTCGACAAGGAGCTAACGGTCGTTCAACCAAAAAGTAAAATGAGCCTTTACAAAAACATTCACGCCAAGAGAAAGCGCATCAAAGCTGGTAGCGGTGAAAAGATGCGTAAACCTGGAAGCAAAGGAGCACCTAAGGCATCTGCTTTCAGGAAAGCTGCGAAGACTGCTAAGAAGAGGAAGAAATAATGGCTACCAAGAAGAAGGGTGCGATGTCGGGCTGCGGCATTAAGAATGGCTGTAAGTCCAGAAAGGGCGGCTTAACTGCAAAAGGTCGCAAGCGCATCAATGCTAAGACAGGTTCTAATTTGAAAGCTCCAGTAACTGGCAAGGTTAAGCCTGGAAGCAAGGATGCTAAGCGCCGGAAAAGTTTCTGTGCTCGTAGCCGTGGATGGACTGGAGAGAGGGGAAAAGCCGCCCGTCGTAGGTGGAAATGCTAAAGGAAAACTATGCCGTTATCACTCGCAACAGCTAAGGCTGCAAAATCAATGCCAGGACATTATGGGCACAAAGGTCCCAAGAAAGACATGAAAAAGAAGGGGGCAAAAAAAGGCAAGAAAAAGTAATTAATCTTCTGTCCAGCCTGACTTAAGTCTCATCTCACCCCCCAAAGGGGTTTCCCCATCCACCTTTTCTTGGTAGATGGGGTCTTCTATTTGTGGTTCTACTGTAGATTCTTCTATTTGCTGATCAAGATCAGCCATAGACTTCTGTATCTTGTAATCGATCCATGCCTTAAACCAATGATCTATAATTGCCGAAGCAATGCGATTATTTAAAAGGAAGCCATGGTTTCGCAGGATGATTAGTATCTCTACAGTAACGCCTTGCCACTTCATTTGTCAGAGTCGCTCTTGTGTGGAAAAGCAATACGTAAAGCTTTAATCAAAGCATCAACGAGCCCGTTTCCAGCCAACGGAGTGAACGGAAGAACTTCGGATGCAACCAGTACGACCAAAGCAATAATAACAGTTGCTTCCATGATAATACTCCATAGATTTGCCTTAGGCTGCCTATCGGAAAACTAGCTGGAATAGACATCATTATGATCCTTTCATCCGCTGATATTTTAAGTATTCTCAGCGGCAATAGCGTCATACGGCTTACTGCTAAAATTAAGATCGTAGACGATCTACCTAATATAGATGGCGTTGAAGGTATTGTTATCTATGTAGGCAGATTCCCTACTGTCGATGAATTTACTGCGACATGGGATATTTGGATAGAAGATGACGGATCTGAACCTGTTGATATTGTTTTAGCAGAATTAAAATCACTTCTGCCTAACGTACAGTTAAACCCTAATAGTCTACTTTTAAATATCAAGACGACTGACTTCAGAACAGAAAGCACTCAACTACGTCCTCCAAAGCAAGTAGAGAAACAAAACAGTGTAGATTTAAGCTCTTTTGAAGATCGCTTTCAGCTTTTAGTAGAAGATATTGAAGACAGGATGCTGCTAGTTTCAAGCGGCCAACCTGGAAAGAAAGGCAAAGACGGTAAGGACGGAAAGGACGGGCGTGATGGCAAAGATATTGAAGCGACTGAGGTTGAGCTTTTTGACCTTAAGGACGTAGAACAATCAATTCTTCAACTTGAAAAAGGACAAGTACTGACCTGGGACGGTTTTCAGTGGACGAACCTGTATATCCCTATCCGATCAGGTGGAGGTGGCAGCGGTGGCGGGACCGCTGTAGCGACGACTGAGAACTGTGACGTTCATGATGGTGGGGATTTTGATACCGGGTTAGCGATTGCGCCAACCTGTAGTGGCTTGACAAGTACGACTATCGTGACAGAGTCTACCTACCAAGTCGTGGTGAGCGATGCCTATATTGGCGTTAATTACAATGGGTTAGTAACTATTACAATGCCTACTGGCACAAATAATGGCTTGAAGTATATGATTAAAGATGAAAGCGGATTAGCTGGACAGCCTGCTAATTACATAACAATTGTGGGTAATGGAGCTGATCTAATTGACTCTGAAAGCAGCGTAGTCATTGGCTTTAACTATGGAAGCCTAACTCTGATCTGGCGTGACGGTGCCTGGAGAATTATCTGATGTCTCATCTTTTCAAACAGGTTATTGATCAGGCAACTGCAACTTCTGCTTTTGGTGAAGCTGTATCTGTTGATGTTAGTCCAGTCTTCCAACTTGATGGCATCTACGGAATTGACGACGAAACTGCATTTCAAATCAATACCGGTGGAGACGGATCTGCATCAACGACTGCCGATGGCCTGATGGAGGCTGCAAGCGGTTCAGGGGCAGGTGCTTTTGGATTGCTTCGTTCCAACCGTTCTGTTCGCTACAGGCCCGGACAAGGCAGCATGGCAAGATTTACTGCAATGTGGCCTGATGGCGGCTTGGCTGGCTATCAACAAGTTGCCGGATTTATTAACCAAAGCGATGTTCTGGGAATAGGCTTTAACGTCAACTCACAGTTTGGTATTATTCGTCGCTACAACTCAAAGGCGGAAATTTACGAAATCGCAGTTAATACTGTCGTTGCAGGTGCTGATGAAAGCGTAACAATCACTTTGAATGATGCGGTTTTTAATATTACGCTAACAGCAAAGACCACAACGACAGAGCAGGCCGCTGAGTTGGCTTCTGCGACTACTTACGCTCAGTGGATTGTTACTCAAGTCGATAATGTGGTCACGTTTTTGTATAATGGTCCTCCAGGTGACCTGACTGGGACCTTTAGTGTTGTCAACAATGATGGGGCTCCAACATTCACAGCGACTGGTACGACAAGGATAGAAGGAGCTGTTCCTACAGATGTTTGGGTGTATCAGTCCAATTTTAACTTAGATACGCTAGACGGCAATGGTCCTTCGGGAATGACGATTGATACAACAAAGCTAAATGTGTTTCAGATTGATTTCCGGTGGCTGGGCGCAGGACGCTTGCGATTTGCTATTGAAGATCCGAACGGCTTAATGATACCGTTCCATGAAATCAATTACTCCAACTTGAATACAGTTCCAAGCCTGAGCAATCCAAGCATGAGGATTGGCTATGCGGCAGTCAATGCTGCTCCTGGTTTAGGTACAGGCACGCCATGTCGTGTCCAGGGTGCTTCTATGATGGGGGCCATTCAGGGGCAAATTATTCGTAATACATTTCCAGACGCAAGTTATGCGGATGTCTCACCTTCGCCTAACCTGGCTGCAAATATTGAGCACCATATTCTTACTCTCAATAATCGACGAATTTTTGGAAGTGGTTCCAGCGTCCAATTGAATCAACGGGAAATTCTTATTGAAGAACTATCATCTACTCTTAACGTAGTTTCTGGTCAAAACGCAATTCAAGTGCTGTTATACCTAAACAGTACAATCTGGAATCAGGTTGACGATATTCCATTTGTTTACACTTCAATTTCAGACACAGCCAAGCAATCTATTACGATTGGACAGCACAAACCCGGAACTGGTAAACTTATCTCAGTATTTACAGCATCTAGTGGCGATGCTTTTAATATTGATTTAACAAGATTGCGCTTGATTTTAGCGCCGAATGATTACATCTCGGTATTCGCTAGATCTACAAGTGCGGCAATTAATCGTGCCATCGTCGGAATTACCTACACAGTCGAATGACATCCCCTAGTGCAAGATCTAAAAACCTAAGTGCTAGAGGCACTAAGACCAATCTGGATACAGCTCTAGCTGCGGGCGATTTGTTTGAAGGAGAACTTGTCTATGCTCGCGATGAAAAAGTCTATTATCAAGTTGAAAATAGTGCGCTAGTTAAAGTCAGCTTAGAAGAGGCAGCGTCTGATAACTTGCCCTATGTTAGGTATAATGGAGCCTGGGTTGACCTAGAAGCCGCTCTAACTATTATCGCAGGACAAGCAGATGTAATTGATGGTGGTGATGCGGATCAAGCTACAAGTGCCACCGACAATTCAATTACATACGATGGCGGCAATGCCGACACTCAAGCAAGTGTAGCGATTGATTCTGCAATTGCAGAAGGCGGCTTGGCTGAAGCTGAGCTGGACGATATTATTGACGGTGGCCTGGCAACGGTCTAAAGGTATCCTAAAACGAATTAGTTAAGCTATGACACTCCCTTCTCCTCGTAATTCTATTCGTCCTCTGAGGGGATTGCTGGCTACCCTGCAGGCTGATCTTGCTGGTATCGGTGAAGGTGAAATTGTATATGCAACCGATGAAAATCGTTTTTATGTAAAGGAGTCTGGGATTCTTACGGTTGCTAGTGCAACTGCAGCTCAAGGTGTTTTGGCTGATACTGCTACTCAGCCTGGTGATAATGTTTCCGATCTCACTAATGATGCTGGTTATATCACGTTAGCCGATGTTACAACTACTGCAGATAAGTTTGTTTACGTTAACTCTGTTGACGGAAACGATGGCACAGGTGCTATCGACGATCCCGGCAAGCCTTTTCTTACTATTGCCGCAGCAATTGCCGCCATCCCAGGCCCCGGACATGAAATCAGAGTCTCTCCTGGTACATATCAAGAGAATAATCCCTTAGTTATTCCTACTGGTTGCATTCTGACTTCGAGCCATGGCACGATGGGCTGGCTTGGTGATGTCGTAACCATTGAGCCACTTGTCAACACATCTAATCTGATCGAACTTTCCAGTGCGTCTTCCGTGGAAGGCGTTACTTTGGTTGGACCTAGTAGCGCAGGTGCTGCAGCGGTTAGCTATGCAGGAGGAAATGCCACAACTGCATCTACTACGAATGTCGGCCTTAAAGGGCAGACTGGTGGCCAGGGCGATGGCATCATGGTCCAGTCAACAGGCAGCGGCAAAATCATCTCGTTTGAAATTCGGTTCAAAGGAGGAGAATTCAAGAATCTGATGGGCGTCAAGGGTGGAATTCTTGCCACTGAGTCTGTTCATGTGCCAAACGTCGCTGGCACTAACTCAATCGAATCTGTTTTCTATCAAGACAACACTGTTAACGCAGGTCTTAGCAGGTTACAGGGTCAAGGTTGCAACTCAGGTAATAGCAATGTCACCAACATCTATCGCAATAACGGAGGAACAGGTGTATTTTTCAGCTTAAATGCTTTCAATGCTAGTAATGGTATTTTGCTTGAGAATGATTCTTACAATGTAAACATCTATTCCGGCTTGATTGATACTTCTACATCTTTAACGACTGACCCTTCAATAACTGGAGCCTCTGGCAAGCTTTATATCAACGCTAGTATCAATACCAACTTTAACATAGGCAACCCTGTCTGGTACACGTCGGACCACTTCTTGGTCTATGCCAATGACAAAAATGATAAAGACGCCTATCAGACTGCTATTCAGTTGCAAGGTGGCGATCTAATCATTGGAAACGCAAACCAAGCACATGGGGCATTCTTTGGTAATGGTACAGCTATTAGCAGGAGTGGCTCTGAATATGTTTTTGCTACAAGTGGAAATACGAGCACGACTGAAGGCAGTGGCCTAGTTGATCTGTCTACCAACGCATTAGACAAAGAAGAAGCAACTACATTTACTTTTAACGCGATTGCGGCAGACGAGGCTATCTATTTCTGTACTACTCGTAGAGATTCTGCCAACAACTTGCTAAAGCATTACGGCTATCGGACTGGCCATTTAACTGGCGACAGTAGAGATGGGGAATACGTTTTTGAGATTTGGACTGGTGCAGCCTGGACTGCCATCAATATTCAGTCTGTAAACGTGGATCAAGGCTATAATTACGCTACTGACGTGATGTGGCGCGGTGGTGATACACATGAGTACATAATTTTTGGAATTGATGCCAATACTTCATGGACATTAAAAACTATCAATTCGGTTAACGCATACTGGTCTCGCATTAGAATAGTCACGGCTCCGACTTCTTTGCCGACTCTTTACCATCTCCAAGGCTTGCCTAATGGAGGCTTTCAGATTACTAAGTCTGGTAAACAGGTATTTTTTGGTACTGCTCAATTTAGAAGGTCAATTCAATCTGCTACAAGCGGCTTAAGTTCTACTGGCGGTGTATTAACTGGCACCCAGCAAGTCGGTACAGGAGCTGATCAATACACCCATTCCTTGACGAGTGGCACATTGGATGGTGCTGGTGATCGGATTTACTGGAACATTCGCATTCCAGAGGGTACTTGTAGTGCTTTTCCTTATTATATTGATGTTGCTTATTCTATACAGACAGGCTTTAATGCTGTAACCAAGCCAACGCTTGGATTCACTTTCCATGCGGCAGAAGTTGCAGGGATGTTTGTGGCCGATCCCAATGGCGGAGTAGCTCCAGTTGCACGAACTAATGTCGATACATCTACAATTACGACGAACAATCCTCAAAGGCAACAATCCTTGATTCCAGGTGACGCTGCCGACACGATTTACAACATATCCTTTGGACCATTCTATGCTTCAAATTATTATGAAGGTGATTTGATTACCATGGCCTTAGATTACGTAGATGACGGATCTGCAAATGCGGATATTACTTTCTGGGATATCTCCTTGCGTTCGTTCCGCTGGACGGAGGGTGAGCGTCAAGCCTAATGCCATTAAGTTCTCCCAGGAAAATTATTAAGCCACTTCGCGGCACTTATGCCGCATTGTTGGCCAATGTCGCTGACATTCAGGATGGAGAAATCTGTTATGCCATTGACCAGGATCAGCATTATCAAAACGAAAGCGGAACGCTGGTGGCAGTCGCTGCCACAAAGTCTCAAGGAGCCCTTGCTGATACTGCTATTCAGCCTGCGGATAACGTATCTACTCTTACCAATGATGCCGGTTATTTGCCAGTTAATCTGTCGAATGTTCAGGCGAATGATTTGGTCCAGTTCAATGGTGCTGAATGGGTTAATACTGCTGCTCCAGCAGCAAACATATCTGGCAATAGTATTGATGATTTGGCTGATGTTGACACATCAACCGCTAGCCCTACTATAAATCAAGCACTTGTATGGGATACAAGTAATTGGGTTCCTGGTGATGTTGCCACTCTTGATGCAGTCAGACTAGATGCTGAGAATAAAACTTTTAGTTACACCAATGGAGACCTGACTTCTATTAGCGGTACAGAGGTTCAAATTGCTATAACATACAACCAGGATGGAACAGTTAATACTGTAGCGAAAACAAGCAACGGAACAACAGTGACCAAGACTTTTGCTTATAGTGCCGGTGGAGACATAACATCGATCACGGTAAGCTGAGCTAACTGGAAAACTAAGTCGTATTTCCTCGGCTTGGTAATGGCTCTGATTACGGACCCTGACAATCTAAATCAGGGCGTAGAAGTTGATTTTAACACAACTCTGAAAACAATTACGCTGAATCAGGCGGGTAATCTATCTACCGATGGCGTAACTCTGCAGGCTGTTTATTCTTTCTGTAAGGAAGAATGGAAGGCAGACGCTTCCTTGATTCCAGTTGAATTCCCATTCGTTCCGATTACGGATGAGAGCTTTGAATTGGTTGAAGGTTGGGACTTCGCTAACGATGCAAGCCGTTACCTGATTCGTACTGGTGGCTGGACTGTAAAGAATACTTCCAATCAGGTTACTCAGAAGTGGGCCGGTATCATCGGACTGGGCACCATTGAAGCTAACGATCAACTGTATTTTAATCAGGGTCAAGGTGCAGTTAATGTTCAGCTTCTTGGTCAAGTCAATCAGGCTGTTCAGATCATCGATGACCCCAATGGTGACGGAGTCTATACAGATGGTTTTGACCGAACCAATGAGTTTACTCTGTTTGTCCGTGAGCAATCTCAGCTCTATGATTCATCGAACCTGACGGGTATTGGTGTTAGCGCACTTGATTCTCAAGCGTACCGATTCCCGATTAGCACTGGTGGCGACGCAAAGATTACTGCCTCTGATGCAACGATTGATACGACTGCTCCTTATACGGATGCCACTAATCAATTCACTGCAACAGACATCAGCTTTACGAGTAACAATACGATCACCACTGCCGGTGCCGTTGACTTCTCTGGCTTAGTTGCTGGTGATACGATCATTGTTACAGGTTCTGCTTCTAACGATGGAACCTATGAGGTTTCGACCGCCAACGCAACGACCATTACGGTTGCAAGCACTGACATCGCAACTGAAAGTGCTGGCGCTTCGATTACTGTCGCTGAGTCCTTGATGTCAATCAAGTACTATGCTAGCCCTCAAGCAATTACGATTTCTGGTACTAGCTACAACTTTGGAGTTGTTATCGATGCTGCCGGAGGCACTGCGGAAGAGGTTTATGAGTTTGTTCAGCGTCAACTTCGTCGCAACATTGACATCAATGCCGAGGCTACTGGTGGTGATGTAATCGGCAAGACCGCTGACGAGCTTCTTGTCTTTGTTGGAGATGATCTGAAGATTGCTCAGGCGGTTACAGGTATCGCTTCTGTTAACCCTGAGGGTGGTGGTACTGGTATCTATATCACTAACTTCCAGGCAGGCGACACCAACAGGCTCTTCTTTGTTGACAACACTGGTGCAACTGTTCAGTTTGACTTTGTGGCTGTCACCACGCTGTCGTTCAACCCGAACTTGACTGGAGACGCTGACGCTATCTACAGGGTCTTCTTTACCACTAACCCGGCAGGTAACTATGGTACATCGAACGCTGTCATCGTTCACGCTAACGATAACGTTCAATCTACTGACATTAGCTTTGACTCTGCAGCAGATACTATTACTACGGCAGGCGCAGTTGATTTCGGGATCTTCGCGACGGGCGATTACATCGAGATCGAAAACAGCACATCAAATGACGGATTCTACAAGGTCTCTAGTGTTACGACGGTAACCAATCCGAATGACACTATTACCGTAGATACTACTTTTGCTGGCATCCCTGCAAACGAGTCCGCTGGTGCAACGGTTGATGTAACCCAGGCTGCAATGGGTGATATCAGCGGTAACGCAACAATCCAGTTCGACTTTAACTACGACAACAATGTGCAAGGCGGTCGTACAAGTAATACGAACGCACCGATCACGGTTGTCGCAATTGGTTTGGAGACTGGTCAGTTTGTGAGTGCCACGACTACGATTGAGCGAACGGTGACCAACTCTGCTTCCCTGGTGGCTCCTCTGGAAAGGAACTACGAGAACGCTTGATTTTAATAACAATTTTACAAGCCACCCCACAAGGGGTGGTTTTTTATTGTATGATGCTCTTATAATCAAATAGGAACCACAACAAGCAAATGGCTATTCCACATTTTAAATCCCAAGACGATTGGCAAGAGTTTCTCAACATCTTTGATGATCAATGGCGATGTAAGAGAGCGATGCTAGATCGTGTCAAGGATAGTATGTTCCCTGGATATCACTGGGATCAACTTCAACCGAAGACTTTGGAAGTGATCAATGACATTGCGTCCAACCTTGTGTATGAGTGTGAACGTCAGTTCAAAGAGACACATCAAGACTATAAGATTGATGATGATGAAATACTAATTCCCTATCGTTCATTCAAAGAGAATGTAATAGAAGCATTGAAAGAAGCTTTAAAGGAGGACAATTAATGGCTGACCACCCACTGACTGAAATGGAATTTGACTATACCGGAATGCGTACCGCTTTTGACCGTGCCGATTATAACGCGCCCCACCACACAGAAGGACAACTGATGACTGACCAAATCACACTTGAAGAAGCCCTAGAGCTTGTCACCTTTAAGCGAACCCAATCAGAGTTAAGTCCATATGGCACTTGGATCGTCTGTCATGTAAAGACCGATGTAGTGGGCGATGTCTTTGGTAGAGTCTGGGGCTGCGTCCATTCCGATGTCCATGGCAGCATTCGTGGCCAAGTCCGTGGGACCATCGGTGGACGAGAGTGGGAGTTCATTGAGA